GTATCCATAAAGAATTCACCTTCTTCTCCTTTAATTGCACCAATTGCTCCACTTGCAGCTCTTCTATGTTTTAGAATTTTTGCCATTGTTATACCTTATTTAAATTTCGTATTAATGTATTATTTATTAAGTATTAGCGTTCAAATCTTGAGATCCATAACCAATTTGTAAATCTAATGTACCATTAGCAGTATTAGCATTTAGATCTTGATTCAGATCTTCATATGTTTCTTGATAATAATAATCAGTATTAGCAGCACCTGTATCGATTGTATAACCCATAGGTGTAACTGGTACCCAGTCATCATTAAATTCAATATCAGGCCATTGAATATCTGTATTAGATTCAATGATTGGGAATAATTCTACTACTTCGATCTCATCATTATCATTCTCAATTTGGAATAACTCTGTATTTGAGATATGAGTAAAGTCTAAATCTTCTGGATTATTATGTACAGCCGCTTCAATAAACTTAATAATTTTTCTTTTTCTTTCAGGACCCCAGTAATATCCTTTTACAGTAAATGTTAATGTATAAAGAATTGCTTGTCTTTCTTCATAGCTTCCTTCATACAACTCTTCTGTAGTTACACTATTCATTATAATAGGAATATCTACAGGATCTAAATTTTCTACCATTTTAGCAGTTACTGTCCAGTCTGGCGTAAAAAATGGAAGTATTTGTTCCATTAACTGAGTTGCATCTTCAGAATAATTTGTCATAATGTACAAATTAAAATCAAGATTATATGGAACAGATGAATATAAAAAATGTCGAGAACTATCAGTTTCCGCTTTACTATCTTTTCTCATTTTTTGAGTAGAAGCAAGTTTTCTTGTTGGATCATAAGTAATACTTGCAATCTCAAATGACATTCTTGGAAGTTTAATTCCAGTTGTTCTACTATTTAATAAGTCTGGATCTTGAGTAACTCTTGAAAGTACTTTTTGAAATGGCGCATATGATAATGGAACAATTATTTCTGTTTGTGTTACATTACTATTATCTCTTCTTTTAATCTTTAATTGATTAAATATAGAGCCAAAAAGCGCAACATACTTTCTTGTGGTTAAGTTATAAAAATAATTTGCAATTGCCATTTTATGAATCCTGTATTACAATGTTTTCACTAAATGGATCAATCTCTGAGAAGTCAATAATACCATCAGCCTCTTGTTCGTAAGTTAAGTTTCTAGCAATTGGATCTACTTCTTCAACTTCTTCTAATGTATCAACAAATTCTGTTGTTTGATTTTGATCATCGAAGTAATGATCGATTTCCCAACGGCCTGTATCAAATGTTTCGCCAGCATATTCCATAAGTTCACAGCGCATGTCATAAACTTGTAAAGCACCACTTTGATAGAATACACTTTCATGTTCAACATAATTAATCTTAAACATCTTATTATTAAGAGGCATATAAATTATGTCACCTTCATTAGGTCTTATTCTTGGAGCGTCGTTGCGAGTTACGAACTGTTCAAATGTTCTTATTGCAACTGTAAATGTAACTTGGTCTCTGATTTGTAAACCAAACTTAGAAAGGAAATCACCTTCTCCTTCGAAGCCATCAACATTTTTAACATATACTTCAAATTGAAACATTTCATCGTAAACAGGTGTATCATCTTCGTTGAATATTTTATCAACGTTATCCATAGACCTTGTAAGAAAAAATACATCAAGGCCATACATTTTAATTGATTCAATAACTAGATCATCAATTAAATTCTGCTCGTTGAAACTGTCATAATTTCTGAAGTAAGCATTAGTTGCCATGTTTTATCCAATAAAATTATATGTCAATGGTTGTAATGTTCTTATTGCATCTTCTTCCATTTGTTGACGTTCTGTTCTTGCTTCTTGCAAAATTTGCTCACCATTAAACGTGACGCCACCAACTAATTGCATATTTGTAAACTTAGTTAAATTTAATCCCCACTGCTCACGGACTAGCACGGAAGCATAGTTCTGAAGCCATCTGTCTGACCATACATCCTCATAAAACTCTTCATCAATAACGTCATAGGCCTCAATGATAATAAAGCCTCCTTCCCTTAATGCTGCCTTATCTGCATCAATATGGAGCCTATTAACATGTCTATTATAACGTATTAAAGGATGTCCTACAAGCCACTCTTGTAAGAATGCCATATGAGACATAGTCATCCAATAATTTTGAATACTATATCCTGTGAGGTCTGTAAGATTATTTAGTACAAATTGATATTGTACATTAAAGATACCTGTGCCAGTAGAAATAGAAGTATTTAGATCAAATACTTTTGAGATACCAAGAAGTTTTTGAGGTAATGTAATATATCCGTTTTCGATATCTTCTGCTGTTAATTCGTGTTTTAGATAAACTAATTGACTACCATTATAATGATAATCTCTCCAGAAAGATAATGCTTCTTCTACTCTATCATCTATCTGCTCATCAGACACGTTAACTTCGATTACAGGAGCGCCAATCTTTCTTAGAATGTAATCTTTGAATTCATCTCTTGTAGTTGGCTGTGCCATTTAATTGCTCCTTAATTAAGCTAACTCGCTCTTAATAATAACTTTGATATAACTTGAATTTGGGAATGTTTCTATTTTTCCATCGTTATATTCAACTTGAAATTCTGCTTTATAAGAACCATCATCAGAAGTATCTCCTGATTGCCAAGTATATAATACAATTCCTTTGTCGGCATTTACAATGGTACCGGTTGCACCAGAAATTACATTGTTACCAGTTTCGGTAGACATATGAAATTTTACAGTAGATGCTTGGGCTAACGATCGTGCTCTACCTTGTGAGTCTGTTAAAACAGCTTCTAGGGCAGGCGCAGTATCATTTTGCTTTATATAAAACGTAGCCGCCATTTAGTTTCTCCAATATCTTTATGTTTTATTTATTAAAAATTAGTACTATCTTTTTATTTTTGTATAATAGTCACAATATTTGAACCATCAGATCTAATAAAAACATCATTTATTGGATTATCGATTCTCGTATTATTAGTATTATCAATTACTCTAGAGAAATTTTGGCCAACTCTTGATTTAGTGAGAGTAGTATAATTTAGTGCAATAGAACTTAAACTAAAAGTAATTCTTCCAGCAGTATCTGCATCTTCAAATTGTGCAGCTCTTGAAGCAGAACTAAATTCTAATGTATTATCAAAATAACCGTGAGTTATGTTTTTACCTGTTGCGCTTCCGGTAAAATAAATCCAAGGATAATTTAAGTCACCATATATTGTATCACCAAGTTTACCAGTACCGCTTCCACTAAAATTAATAACACCATATGCGTATCCGCGTATTGGATCTTTACCAGCTTCAGAAGTGAAAGTAAAAGGTATATTGAGATTACTAATCTCTCCAACAATAGGTACATAACCTGTAATATCTGAAGATAAAGAAAAGGTAGAATCTACACTACCTTTTACTCTTATATATCCGCCACCAAAAAACCCGTAATCTATTGAAGCGGATACTGAGCCGTTTGCTGACATGAGAATTTACCTGTGTTATTCGCCGCCAGCAGTAATCGTAAATGTAGTAATTGTGATTTGCTGTCCTTGCGCAATATTAGTATTATCTAATTGCATATCGCCACCTGCGCCCGTTGCTGAAACAGTTCCTTGAATATGACAGTTAGCGCCTGAATCATGTACTCTAAAATAACCAGCTGTACCAGCAGCATCTGCTGATAAATCTTGCCAAGTGCCTGAAAGAGCAATTTGACCATTAACTGGAGCGCCGAGCCAATCATTTGGTAATACCATAGTAGCAAGAACAGTACCTGTATTAGCTGCGCCACAATTAGCAGGAACACTTCCCGTATTAATTGTAAGTACTGGATTTTCGCCGATTTCATCTTCAAGACCTTGCAAAGTAGCATTTCTTGCATCGACAGATAATTGAAAGGCCATTTATTTCTCCTTTATTAATTTATTTTCTAATTATTTATAAAAAAAGGGTTGACAACGTTTAGAATCTTTGGTATAATAGGCTTATGCCTTACAAACCATCATAGTGTTCTTCTTTCTATGTCTTCTTCTGATAATTCAGATCCCATCCAAACTTCGATTACTTTAACTGGATCAGATCCGACATTAACAGCGTAATGCCAAGTATTAACAGGAATATCAATACTATCACCAGAATGATAGATCTGAGAAGTTTTAAGACCATCTTCGAATTCTAAATTCATCATAAGATCTCCATCAACGATATGCCAATGTTCAGATCTTTTAAAATGTCTTTGATCTGATAAATTTTTATCTTTTGCAATAGTAAGTTCTTTTACTTTCCAATGACCATTTTGATCTAAATTTCTATAATATCCCCAGTGTCTTTGAGTCTTTGGTTTATCCCATTCTGATAAAATCCAACTTGAAGAGTTCTTTTTATCGTCTCCTCCCACCGCAAATTCAAATGTAATATTATTATCTTCTACATCCATTTCTGGGATATTATCCGATGTACGGTCACCGCCGTTTGCAAATATTAAATGAGCGTCAGGATAATGAGCTCTTACTTGTAGTATAAAGTTTTTTGCTGTATTATCATCATCTAAAAATGTAAACGTTTCATCTACCATTTCTAAATTATTAACAATAGCAAGACGCTCATTCCAAGGCATAAATGCTCTACCTTTTTTACGCTCTAACCACTCATCTGAATTTAATCCAACGACAAGTTTATCACCTAATTTTTTTGCTGCTCTAAAATATGCAATATGACCAGAGTGAATTGGATCAAATCCTCCAGTAACTAAAACTACTTTCATTTATAATTTCTCCATCATATAATCCCAAGCAAAATTAATTCCGTCTTTACCTTTCATTGTGCGAGCATTTTGTACATACATAGGATGAATCCACCAATCTTCATAATTAGATGAATGATCTACTGCAACATCTGGTACTATTAATATATATCCAATATCTTTTAAGATCTTTCTAGATTCTTCTCTAAAATTATTATTCCACCAACAATTATTATGTTGAAACTGTATAATACCAAATTCAAATTTATTAAATGGCATTTTTTGTAAAGTATTAAGAGAAGCGTGCTCAGCATTAATTCTTAAGAAATCTATTTTATTTTCAAAGCAATGAGAATTAAATAATTCATTATAATCTAAATTATTTGCATCTGCAATCATAACACCTGTAGATCTCATTCTTGAATGTTGATGGCACATTCTTTCTGATATATCTATTGATAAACCTTTCCACCCAAATTCTTTTTCAAGTAATAATGTATTATTAAAAAGTTTAGGATGTCCAGAACCAATCTCTACAAATGTTCCATTTCTTTTACCATTAGTAACAGATAATACAAACATATCTTGGAAATGGCGAGAATAATTACTCTCTACATTTTCTATACCATCAAATGGAAATTTATATCTTTCTAATAAATCTGGAGTGAATGGTAAAGTACTTGGATATCTTACTTGATTTAGATAATTATCAACTTCTAATTCTAAATTTTTATCTAATTTATGTTTATATTTTAAATCAAATAATAAATTTTTCGATTCATCTCTACCGTCTGTTTTCCATTTAGCTTTTGCATATAAAAATTTTAATGCTTCTAAACCAGGATAATTTACATCATTATCAATAGAATCGATTTCTTTATTTTCGTAACATTGTATTCCGATTTTAGAATATACTAAACTATTACGCCATTGATTTCTTCTTTCATATAAATCTGAAATAAAATAATATGCTTCAGGTCTATCAGGTAAAGTTTCAATTGCCATTTCTAAAAAACCTAAAACACTTATGTTTCTATTTTCATTTCTTTCATAAATGAAAGCTTGCAATATCATACATTTATATTGAAGCCATTTCTCTTCAAATGTTTTACCTTCTGACATATCAGCAGCACGTAGATAAAAGCCAGCCGCGGCGGCACCTTGTTCTAGCTTATCGTACTCGCGTGCTAATTTATAAATTTTATCTGGATTATCATAATCAAGAACAACGTCATTTAATAATTTCATATTCTTAAATTGCATTATGATCTCCATAATTAACTAGAAATTCATTAAATACTTTCATTGGTAATTTAAGAATAAATGAAGCATTATCTTGCCAACCAAATGAAATTAAAATATCATTATTTCTAATTGTCATACCAGTAACAAATTCAATATTATAATCAGTATTAGTTACATGATCGTAATAAGTTCCCATAAAATGAAATGGTTTAGTTGCATGAATTAAATTCCAATCGTCATCCCAAATAAGAATTCGATGAGCATAATCACCATCTTTTCTACCGAATGGATCTTTTAATAAAGTTGTTTCGTGGACAAATGCCATTCTTTGGTTGTCACCAATTCTAATGACTTGTGAACCACCTCTAAAATCTCTAGGAAATGGCGCTCTTGGAGATTTATCTCTATATGTTTCTGTTGTTGTACCTTCTTCAATATCATATTTTACAATTTGAATAGGATTACACCATTTAACAAAATGATCTTCCATATCATTAATAGGCATCCAATTTTTTTCACAATATGAGCTATCATCGCCTGGAGCTGGAATAGGATTACGAGATACTTCTCTCCATTCTCCATCAATGAAATCAATTTCTGCCATCTCCATACGACCTTTGCCTTTATCATCGTATGCATCTCTACGAACACCACACAAATATAATTTATCATGCCAAGAAAATAAACGACAATCTTCTAAACCAACAAAGTTCCAAGTAGGTTTACCTGTATCAAGAGCCATATTAATACGTTGGGCGTTTTTGACGTTCATATTATCATCTAACTCGCACATTACATTATGTGTAGTAAGAGTTACGTCGTTTTCGGGATGTACGTATACAAGCGGTCCCCACTGATGAGGGAATTTCTTTCCTTCACTATGATAGAGTATATAGTTAATGTGACGGATATTTAGAAGAATCTTCCCTTTGTGTTGGAAGATAGATGGGTTCATAATTCCAGTTTCATTACCTAATACTTCTTTAGGTAGAATAATTGGGTGTAACGTTCCGCCTCTTTTTAAGGCATAGGTCGCCAAACCACCCATATGCATATCATGCATATCACCTCCATAATATAAACATTAATCTAATTCCAGTTAGGAGTAGTAAATGTTGTTTTCTTTTTATCTATTTTATTTTGTAATGTATTATTTATTTTATCTTGCTTAGCACTAATATCAGACATAACCCAATTAAGAACTATATCTTTAGTTAAATCAGCTAATGCAAC